ACATCCAGCGCGGCCAGTGGCTCTACCAGTTCGACACGCCGCAGACCGCCATGACGCACGCCCAGCGCAACGGGCGCATCTTCCGCACCGGGCAAAAGAACGACGTGGAGCTGATCGACGGCGTGGCCGACCACCCGGACGTGCACCGCGCGCGCGAGCGCCTGCAGCGCAAATACGGGCTGCGCGAGCTGATGACCAGCCCCATGGAAAGCCTCGACGACACGGGCGTGGCGCACTTCCTGAAACAGCGGCAAGTGGCCCAGCAGGATTCACAAGATGGTCTTTTTTGATTACACTGCGCGCATGAAACACCTCGTTCTTGCCGTCGCCTATACCTGCGCGTTGCTGGTCGCGCCGCATTCCGCCCTGGCGGACCAAGCCAAGTCGGCGTCCGCCTGCTACGGCATCGGCAACCCGGACACGCGCGCCTACTGCATGGCGCGCGCGCACCGTGACACCGGCCGCTGCTACAACATCAAGGCGGCGGACCTGCGCTCGCTTTGCCTGGCCGAGGTGCGGCGGTGAAGCAGCACATCGAAAACACCCGCCGGCAGCTGGGCGAGCTGGGATCCATGGCCCACCAGACAGAGGCGATGGAGCGCAAGATCCTGGAGCGCGCCGAGCAGCGCCTGCAGCAGGTCGAGAAGGACATCGAGCGCACGAGGCCGCTGGCGCTGGTGCCCGGCGCCAAGGAGGCGGACGTGTATCAGGAAATGATCATGGAGCGCGGAAAGCTACACCAAGTGATCGCGCAAGCCCGGGCTGTGCTCCAACCGTAAGCCTCAGTGACCCCAGCAAAAGCCACCTTCGTGTGGCTTTTTTTATAGCATTCGCACGCGGCTGTATCGTCGTGACGCAAAACTGCGTGCATGCGAACTGACGATCAGCTCCTTGCTGGCATCCCCGAATACCTGAGCATCGGCAACATGCTCAAGGCCACTCCGCACATGGATGGCGGGCAGCGCATCGTCTATTTCGAGGCAAGCAACGAGGGTGTTGACCAGCAGGATGAGGTGATCGCCGCCAAGGCGCTGGCCGAGTCGGCTGAATACTTCAAGCGCTACGGCAACATCGACATCGACCACTACACCCTGCTGGGCAAACCGGATCCGCAGCGCGGCCGCCCGGGCATCCCTGGGTGCGAGCTGTACGAGATCGGCCGTCCGCTGGACGTGCGCCAGGACGGCAAGACCACCTTCGTCAAGGCCGAGATTTATTCCGGCGTGGGCGACGCCGCCCAGCGCGCCAATGACTTCTGGTCATCGATCACCGAGCTGATGCCTCCGCAGCGCTGGTACCCATCCGTGGGCGGCAGCGTGCTGGCGAAGTCGGTCGAGGTGGACCCCAAGACGGGCCTGCGCAAGGCGATCGTGTCCAAGGTCCGCTGGAACAACATCGGCGTCAGCAAGACCCCGGTGAACCAGCACGTTGGCACCTGCGCGACCATCCCGCTCGGCGCGTTCGCCAAGTCGTGGGGTGCGTCTGGGCTGGATTTCGCGAAGGCCCTTGAAGCCGGCTACGGCACGGATTCAGCGGCGCTCGCCGGCGGCGGCGCCCTGCGCCAGCAGTCCCTGGACCACCGGATCCATAGCTACTTCGATTTTCGCAACAAGCTGGCCGAGCAGATCCGCTCGGGCGGCGCAGGCAAGAACCCCGGCGCACGCGATCTCATCGCGCACGCCGCCAACAAATTCAGCCTTTCGCCCGACCAGGCGGCTGAGTGGGTGGAGCGCTTCATGCGCGATTTGAAAAACGGTCTCAACAAACGGAGTAAGTCATGAGTGCATTTGAACAACTGATGGGCGAGCTGAGCCAGCTTGGCACCGATCAGGAAGCAATGGCCAAGGCGCTCCCGGCGGATGACGGCAAGGATGAAGAAAAAATCCAAGCTGCCGCTGAGGAAGGCGGCTTGGATGCTGGCGAGGGCGCCGGCGAAGGCGAGGGCGAGGGCAAGAAGCCCGATGGCGACGACAAGCCGATGGCGAAGTCGTTCCAGATCACTCTCGCCGACGGCAGTGTGGTTGAAGCCCAGGACGGCGCCGAGCTGGTGAAGTCTCTGCAGGACCGCGTCGAAGCCTCCGAAGGCAACATGCTCAAGGCGATGGACGCCGCCGTGTCCCTGATCAAGGGCCAGGGCGAGATGATCAAGTCGTTGAGCGAGCAGGTCAAGAAGCTGTCCGGCGAAGGCCGCGGCCGCAAGAGCATGGTCTCCATGGTCGAGAAGCCCGCGCCCGCCGCACAGAACCTGGCGAAGTCGCTCACGCCCGATGGCATGACGGCCGACCAGTTCTTCGCAAAGGCTCTCAATGCGCAGAAGGAAGGCCGCCTCTCGGGCACCGACATCGCCATTGCTGAGTCCTGCCTAAACCGAGGCCAGGAAATCCCCGCCCACATCGTCAACAAGGTCGCGATCTAAACCGCCGCGTTTTTTCAAGAAAGAAAGCAAACATCATGTTTCAACTTCCCGAACTCGCCGCTGGTCAGGCATCCGTGACCGGCGCAATGGACGGCACCGCGCTGTCCGAACTGCAGAAGGCACTGACGGCCGGTTACGGCACTGACGTGTCCACGCTGACCGGCGGTAGCGCTCTGCGCATCCAGTCGCTGGACAAGACCATGCAGGCCACCATTCAGGAGAACAAGCACTTCCGCCTGTTCAACGAACTGGCCAAGACTGGCGCCGGCGCGACCGTCGACGAATGGACCGAACAGTCCGGCGTCGGTGGTTTCCTGGGTGGCTCGACCAACACCGAAACCGGCATCATCAATGAAAGCACCGGTGCTTACGCTCGCCGCGTCGGCCAGGTGAAGTACCTGATGACCAAGCGTCAGGTTTCCCTGGTGTCCACGCTGGGCCAGAACATCGCCAGCTCCGAAGCGATCGAGCAGCAAGCCGGCGCCAAGCAGCTGCTGACCGACGCCGAGTACCTGTCGTTTGAAGGCGACAGCGCCGTGGTGCCCACCGAATTCGACGGCATCTACGCCCAGCTCCTGGCTGGCGTGAACGCCGGTCAAGTCGACGGCGGCAACATCCTGGACGCTCAGGGCCAGTCGCTGAATTCGATCAACCTGGTGAACCAGGCCGCCGCGCAGGTGAGCCGCCGCGACAACTTCGGCACGCCCACCCACCTGTTCATGTCGCAGCTGGTGCAGCAGGATTTCGACACCGGTCTGGATCCAGCCTTCCGCGTGAGCCTGAACAACGTGCCCAACGGCGGCATCTCTCTGGGCTCGCCCGTGGTCGGCATCCGCACGTCGTGGGGTGACATCTCGGCCAACCCCGACGTGTTCATCAACGACGGCGACCAGACCGTGCCCTTCCAGGTCACGTACCCTGCGCTGGCCACGGCCAACACTGGCATGAAGCCCACCGTGGCGATCGACGCCTCTGTGAGCGACGCTGCCAGCCAGTTCACGGCCCCCCAGGGCGGCAACTACTACTACCTGGTGACCGGCCTCAACGCCAACGGTCAGTCCGACGGCGTGATCACGGCCCAGACGGCGGTTGCCGCTGGCAAGAAGGTGACCCTGACCATCACGGCATCCGCCGGCGGCCAGGAAACCGGCTACGCCATCTACCGCTCGCGCCAGAACGGCACGAACGCGCCTTCGGACTTCCGTCTGGTCACCCGCGTGCCCAAGGCTGGCGGCACGACGGTCTACACGGACCTGAACCGCGACATCCCCGGCACCACCAAGGCCTACGTTCTGAACCTGAGCCCTAGCGACCACGCCATCAACTGGCGCCAGCTGCTGCCGATGATGAAGTTCCCTCTGTATCCGACCAATGCGGCCGTGATCCCCTGGGCACAGCTCATGTTCGGCTACCTGCGCATCACCAAGCGCCGCCACCACGCAGTGATCAAGAACATCCTGCCCAACGCCGCGAAGTGGAAGCCGTTCGCGTAATCGCGTGACCCCTCATGGGCGCCCTTCGGGGCGCCCATCATCATCCCAGGAGAAATCACCATGCCGAAAGTTCTTTGCACCCTTCCCAACGCCTCTACCGAGATCAGCGGCGTGAAGTTCGTCAGCCATGCCAAGGGCATGCTGTCCGAGGACGTGGCCGACGATGTCGCCGCCTCCTTCACCGCTATTCCCGGCTACGAGCTGGTGGGCGCAGGTAAGGGTCCCGATGACGATGGCGCCGACGAAAAGGCCGCCCTGCTGGCGCGCGCCGAAGCCGTAAAGCTGGATGTCAAGGGCAACTGGGGCGCGCCGCGCCTCAAGGCTGAGGTCGAGAAGGCCGAAGCCGAAGCAGCTGCTGAGGCCGCCAAGAAGTCCGCTGCTGGCGCTGACGGCGCCGGCGCTGGCGACAAGTAATCACCTGGGCGGCCCGCCGCCCGATTTTTGAAAGGGGCCATCATGGCTACTGCTGGACGCAACCTGAAAGACGAGCTGAACCGGATGAACCCCGCAGCGGCTCACGTGAAGCTGGGCGATGTGGTGGACGAGCTGATCGCCAAGCACAACGCGCTGCTGGCCAAGCTCGATGCCGACGCTGGCGTGACCGACACGAACTACACGTCGCTGCTGCGCGTCGCTCCTCTGGTCGAACGATAAAGCGCTTCGCAAAGCGGAGTTTCACCACAACCGCCGCCCGGGGCTCTCGCGCGGCGGTTTTTTTATCACGGGCTCATCATGACGACCATCATCGCCGGGCAGCCGGCCGCCTTCACCGAGACCATCAAGCGCGACGGCGCTCCGGTTGCCATCGATCAGGCCTCGACCGTTACGGCGCAGGTCTTCACGGCCGACGGGCGCACGGCGCTGTCACCGGCGCCCATCACCCTGGCGGCCGCCCCGGGCTGGGCCGCTGGCCAGATCACTGTTGAGCTGGCCGATACCTACACCGCGCTGCTGCCGCCTGGCGAGGCCATGCTGGTGATCACCAGCAGCACCCCGGTGCTCGTGAAGCGGTTCCGCCTGGTGGTCGAGACCGCCGCGGAGTTCGCCCGATCCCTGCTGTTCGTGAAAGACATCGCTGTCGACCGCCTGCGCCAGGACACCCTGCTGATGGCGGCCGCTGGCGTGCTGCCAGCCATGGCGATGACCGACGACTACCTGTGGGACAAGCTGCGCGCGGCCGAGTCCGAGATGGCGCACGAGCTGCGCGTGCCGCTGGTGCCCACGGCGTTTTTCGCCGAGGAGCCATCGCCGGCCGAGATCCTGGCGCTCAACGGCCAGCCCTGGGCCATCGACCCGGGCTACGACTACGACCCCACGGCGTTCCAGTACAACGACAAGTGGGGCATGATCAAAATGCGGCAGAAGCCCCTGCAGAGCGTGTCGCGCGTGCGCTTCGCCTACCCGGGCGGCGCGACCGCGCACTACGACCTGCCGCTCGACTGGCTTCGCATGGACAAAAAGTACGGCATGGTCAACTTCGTGCCGTCCAGCACCGCGTTCGCGGCGCCGCTCAATGCCTTCGTGATGCAGGCCATTGGCCACGGCCGCACCATCCCCATGGCGATCCAGTTCAACTACGTGGCGGGCCTGGCCGACGTGCCGAAGAACTACCCCGAGCTGTTGGACGCGATCTTGAAGAAGACCGCGCTCAAGGTGATCGAGGACGCCTTCCTGCCGCAGTCAGGATCGATCAGTGCCGATGGGCTGTCCCAGTCGATCAGCAACGACATGGACAAGCACCACGAGACCATCGACCGGATCCTGAACGGCGGCAAGGGCTCGAACGGCGGCCTCATGGCGGCCATCCATGGCATCCGCATGCAGGCGCTGGGAGGTTGAGATGCGATTCAATTCAGCCGCGTTCGACACCTTCCTGCAGGGCATCGGCCAGAAAGTGACCTGGCGCCGGGCCTATGCCTGCGCGTGCGTGAACCCCGATTCGGGCGCTCCGGATCCCAAGCACCAGCTGTGCATGGGCAAGGGGCGGCTGTGGGACCCGCCGATCGAGACCGTGGTGGGCGTGGCCAGCCAAAACGTGACGGCCGAGTGGATGAAGTTCGGCCAGTTCGAGAATGGCGACACGGTGCTCAGCATCCCGCAGGCGAGCCCCCTGTGGAACGCCGGCCAGTTCGATCGCATCGTGATGCTGAACAGCACCGACGTTTTCAGCCTGCCGCTCAAGCGCGGAGCGCCGTCCGAGCGGGTCCTGTTCAAGGTGGCCAGCGTCGAACGTTGCTTCTGGCTGCACCCCACCACGCGCGTGCTTGTGGAGGGCGCGCGGCCCGTGATCGACGACAACGGGAATCCGTCGTGGCCCGGCGGCGTGGGCGAACCGCCGCCAGGCGCGTCCTACTCGCTGACCGGGACCCGGTACGACGAGTATTTCATTTTTGGGAAATACCCCAGCGACCGCAATGAGCACCAGGGCATGCGGCTGCCCAAGAAGCTCATTGCCCGCAAGTGGGACCTGTTCGGGCGCTAACCCAGCGAGCGCTTCACGGCCTCGGCCAGGAACGCGTCGGCGATCGGCTGCATCTCCTTGGCGACGCCCTCGGCGATGTTCTGCCCGGGCTGGGCCGGGATGATCCAGCCCTTGGACTTCTCCGACATGATCCGGAAAGTGAGGTAGGAGGAGGACTTCGCACCGCCTGGCGTGCTGGTCTCCATGCGCACCATGCCGGCATAGCGCTTGCGGTCCGCGGCGCCCACGCCGGCCTGCTTCATGGCCGACTTCGTGAGCCGGTCGCCCAACTGGTAGGTGCGCGAGGCCGTCATGGCGGCCTGCTTCGTCGACGGCGACGACAGGAACGGCGTTCCCTTGGTAGGCGTCATCCCGGCGCGTGGCGACAGCCGGACCGTCTGCCCCACCTCGCGCTGACCCATGCCGGTGACCGACGACTTGCTCATGCCTCCGGCAAGGCCGTGCACCGCGGCCGGCATCCCGCCCGAGCTGCCGGGCGTGTTGTGCCTGAAAGGGATCACCAGAAAGCGGGCCCCGTCGCGCGTGCGGCGCACCTTCGAGCTGGTGTCCAGCATGCGCTTGAGGTCGCGGGGCGGCCGGCCGGTCTCGATGTCCTGGACGAATTTGTAGTCGGATGACACCACGGCCGTGAAGTCGCCGGTCATCTTGTAGGTGATGGTCTTGGCGTAGGCGTCCTTCTCGCCGCTCCAGAGCTTGGCCCGCTGCACAGCCTCCACCCAGCGCGCGGCGGTGGCCTGCGCGATGCCGTTCACCGCCTGATTGACCAGCGGCAGCAGCCGCGCCCGGATCCCAGCGCTCAGGTTGAGCTGCGATCCAAGGTCGACGCCGATCTTGTAGCTGAGGTTGCTCATGGCCCCGATTGTGCTGTCACGCCGGTTTGTCGTGACGCCAAAATCTGCCCATGATTTCCATGGTTCAGCCACTCCACATCGGGAACGCGCTGCGGCTCATCCTTGAGCCGCCAGCTGGCGCCGTCCGGTGGAAAGTGCTGCGCAAGGGTTCGGGCACGTTCACTGGGCACGATGACCCAGGCGCGCTGCTCGTGTCCGATAGCGACGAGACCGTGCTCGTGGATACCGTGGCGCTCCAGAACACGGTGATGCAGTTCTACTGCGCGTTTTACACTGCAGACGGCGCAAGCTGGACGGCCAGCAACGTGGCCAACGGCACGCCGGACGCCACCTACGTCGATCACACCACCGACGTGCTTTCCAAGATGCGCGAGCGCCTGGAAGCTGGCCTCAAGGTCGAATGCGACCGCGGCAACTTTCAGGTCGAGCTGGGCTACATCCAGGTCTACACGGCGCCGCCATCGCTGGAGCAGAACCTGCGATTCCCGCTGGTGACGATCCACCTCGAAGACGAGAGCCCGGCAGATCGAGCTTTGGGTGAAAGCCTGCAGGCCGATGATTTCGACAGCGTTGGCTTCGACTGGGCAGAGTCCGATGGCTGGCTCGCGAACGTCAAGCTGATGATTATCGGCTGGTCCCTGAACAGCGATGAGCGCATCGAGCTGCGCAAAGCCATGCGTCGGATCATCATCGGCAATTTCCAGGTGTTCGACAGCTACGGCTGGATCCTGCCGAACCTCACGCAGTCGGACCTGGACGCCGTGAACGGCGAGTATCCGTCACCCCTCTATCAAACGATGAACAGTTTTTCGTGCACCGCGCCGGTCCGCGTGAGCGGCAGCGTCGATGCAATTTCCGACGTGATTTCAAGGAGCATCAATGGCTAAGCAAAACACCGCGGACACCCCCGCGGAAACCACGCAAGAGCCCCGGCTGACGCTGGCGGAATTTTGCACCCGCCTTTCCGAAAAGGTGAGCCGACCTGAGCTGCTGGGTGGCTTCGAGTTCGTCGAGCGCCGCGCCGGACGCATCAAGGATGTCGAGTCCGCCTACCAGGCGCGTTTCGACGCTTTCGTCAAAACCCCCGTTTAAGCGAGGCCTTTCATGTCTGTTTTTTTCAATGGTCGTTTGATCGTCTCGCCCGCAACGGCATCGGTCATCAATGACAGCGCCCTGCAGCCGCAGAACGCATCCGTTGGCAATGTGGTCGCGCTCGTTGGGCGCGCCACCGGCGGCAAGCCGAAAACCGTGCTCCGCTACGGCAGCCCGCAGGAGGCCACTCGCGAGCTGGTTTCCGGCGAACTGCTGGACGCCGTGCGCGCGGCTTTCGATCCCAGCCCCGAGACCGGCGGCCCGCAGACCGTCGTGGTTGTCCGAGTGGATAACGCCCTGCAGTCCAGCGGCGCCATGAAGGACAGCACGGCCGCTGATGTCATCACCCTCAAGTCGGTGAACTACGGCATCCGCGAGAACCAGATCCAGTACAAGGTCGAGGCTGGCAGCATTTCGGGTCTGCGCGTCACCACCAAGCGTGGCAACGACTACTACACGAAAGACAACATCGAGCGCCGCGCCTTCTCGGTGCAGTACACCGGTGCTGAGCTGACCGGCACCATCACGGTGAACGGCACCACGGTGGTCCTTGCCGCACCGGCCGGAACCACGGTGGCCACCCTCGACCTGACGCAGTACGCGACCATCATCGACCTGGTGGACCGCATCAACGTTGTGCCTGGCTTTGAGGCATCCGTCCTGGACTCCAGCTTCAACTCGCCAGCGCTCAACGGTCTCGACTTCGTCACGGCGCAGGATATCAAGACCGCAGCCTTCACCGTCAAGGGCGACCTGCAGGCCGTGGTGGACTACCTGAACGGCCCCACCCAGGACTTTGTGCGTGCCACCCGCGTGAATGGCGCCGGCAAGCCACCTGCGGCCGCAGACTGGAAGTTCATGACCAGTGGCACCGATGGCCTGACCACGTTCGACGACTGGGCTGCCGCGTTCGAGGTGCTGCAGACCGTTGATGTGCAGTGGGTTACGCCGGTGAGCGGCGATCCAGCCATTCACGCCCTGGCCGACACCCATGCCGCTTACATGAGCGACGTGGCCCTGCGCGAGCGCCGCGTGATTTGCGGCACCGTGCTCAACACCACCGACCTGCAGGCCATCGACGCCGCCAAGGCGCTGAACAGCAAGCGCACTTCGCTGGTGCACATTGGGCACTACAACTACGACGCCTTGGGCAAATTGGTGCTCTACCCCGCCTACATGACGGCGGCAATGATTTCCGGCGCGTTCTCCGGCGTCAATCCAGGGACCCCGCTGACGAACAAGGCCATCAAGGTTCGCGGACTGGAGCGCAACCTGCGCAATCCCACCGACACCGATGTCCTGATCAACGGCGGCGTGTTCTGCGTCGAAAAGACCGATGACGCCTACAAGGTGGTGAAGTCGATCAGCACCTGGCTGAACGACCGCAACTACGCCAAGGTTGAGCAGAGCACCGGCTGGGCGCTGGACTTCACGGCCCGCCGCGTGCGCGAGGCCCTCGACGTGCTGCGTGGCGCGAAGGGTGGCCCGATCAGTCTGCAGCGAGCGATCAGCATCACCGAGTCCGCGCTGCGCGAGCTGGCCAAGGCCGAGCCCCAGGGGCCCGGCGTGCTGGTGGGCGACGCACAGAGCCCGGCCTATCGCAACATCTCGGCTCAGCTCGATGGCGACGTTCTGCGCGTGCAGTTCGAGTGCTCGCCGGCCATCCCCGTCAACTACGTCCTCGTGTCGATCTTCGCTGTCCCGTACAGCGGCGCGGCTTCGGCGTCTTAATAGGAGCCTTGCAATGAAGCAAAACCTGAAAGTTCGGTCTGGCAATCAGATCATCGTGCTGTTCGACGGCCGCCAGGTCGGCATGGTCCGATCGGTGCGCGGCAGCGACGACTACGGCCCGGATCCCGCATCCGGCATCGGTGACATTCATGTCCAGGAATACGTGCCCACCATGGCGCGTCACTCCCTGAGCGTGTCGGGCATGGTCCTGATCAAGGAGAACATGATGTCGGCCGGGATCACTCCCGAGAACGGCGATGCTGTGCTGCAGGGCCTGGTATTCGACCTGGAGGTCTACTCCAAGCTCGATGGCAAGCTGCTGCGCAAGTATGTCGGCGTGTCCTACGCCAGCGGCGACATCGACATCCAGGCGCACCAGATCGTTGTTTCGTCTGGCCAGTTCAACGCACTCGATGTGACCGGCACCGGCGCCTAAGTCGTGCCGCGATAATCGAAGCCGCCCAGTCCCAGGGATTGAGGCGGCTTTTTCATCACCAAAGGAACCACCATGATCAACCGCTCGCCACGTGCAAAACGCCCAACCGACTTCTCTGTGACCATCGACGGCATCGGCCGCTTCACTTTTGGAAAGCGCACCATGGCGGACGAGCTGGCCATCCAGCGCGAGTACGCCGACATCATTCAGGGCGTTGAGAGCCCAACGGTGTGGCTGGAGACCATGGGCGGCTGGCTTTCGGTGCTACGCGTGCTGACCGTCGAGGCCCCCGCGGATTGGGACCTGGACGAGCTCGACCCGCTGGACGAGCAAACCTACGCAAAGCTGAACCGCGTTTACGAGGAGCTCCGCAACCAGGAGCGCTCGTTTCGCGGAGGACAGAAACCTTCGGGCGAAGCAGCTAGCTCGTGAAGGCTTCGGGTCGATCGAGTTCTGGTTCAGGCGCAAATACAACCTCACCAGAACTGACCCCCGCTTCCTGGAGGCCACCCTCGACGACATGCTCGAAGATATGTGGCTGCACACCTACTACGAGGATCCGAAGGCCGTCACGGAAACAGTTGAAGACGACGATTTCGATCAGGATGCAGTGGCCGACGAGCTCCGAAGGATGCAGCAGAAGGCCATGCCGAACGACTTTGAACCATTGAGCTGATATGACCCAAAAAATCGAGATCCCCGTCGCGGCCACGCTGAATACCACTGGTATCGAGCAGGGCGCGAAGAAGATCGACAAGGCTCTTGGCGATGTCGGTCGGCGCAAGATCGACCCTGTTCCCGATGGTGCCATCCGCAAGGTCGACGCCCTGTTCCAGGCCTACTTGAAGCTCGATCGCGAGATGGCGCGTCGGCTCAAGGTCACCGGGCAGCAGGGCGTCGGTCCAGAAGCTGTCGACTGGGGCCCTGTCTACCAGAACCAAAAGTCCCGAGCACAAAAGCTGCGGCAGCTGCAATCATTCATGCAGAGCGGCGGCGCGGACTTCCAACCGCCGCAGCAGCCGCGCGAGCGCGGAGGCGGCGCAGCGCGCATGGCTGCTGGCGTGGCTCAGGCAGGGTTGCGGGCCGCCGGGCCAGCGGGCGGCGTCGCCGCCAACGCACTTGGCACAGGCATGTCGGCAGGCTTCGGCGCGGGGCTCATGGGCCTGGTGGGTGGCGTGGCGGCGCTCGGCGTTGGAAAGCTGGTCGGCGCCATCACCGAGAAGATCGAGCAGGCCGAAAACAACAACATCGCCTACGACCGCCTCAAGCGCACGCTGGGCGATGTGAACGTGTCGTTTGCGGCGCTCAAGTCCGGCGTGATGCGTACGGGCGAAGCCCTGAGCGTCACCTACGACGAAACGGCAGGACTGTATTCTCAGTTCGCCAAGGCGGGCAAGGTCGGGCGCGCCGGCGTCAACGCCATGCCGCAGGAGATCGGCCTCGGTGTTGGCCTTTCGCGCGCCTATGGCCTCGACAACAGCCAGGGGGTTGGCTTCCTTGGGCAGATGCGTGGCGTCGGTGTCACCAAGGACGTGCAGGACAGCCGCCGCATGGCCATCCTGATCGGCGAGACCATCGCCAAGTCGGACGCGTTCGCAAAGGCGGACGAGGTACTGGAGGCGATCGGCAACTTCGCCACGTCGCAAACGCGCAGCAGCATGTCTGCCGCGAATGTGGCCGGCTATGCCGGGATGTTCTCCAGCATGGTCGGCAGCGGCATGGCTGGCATGGATCCGAGCGGCGCTGCGTCGATGCTTTCCCGCGTCAACTCCAGCCTGGCTGCAGGTGGGGCGAAGGGCGAGGCATCGCAGTTCTTCACCAGCATGGTTGGCAACCGCATGGGCTTGGACCCCCTGCAGATGCAGGTGCTCCGAGAGGGCGGCGCCTTTGCCAGCAAGGACCAGATGTTTGGCGTCGGCAGCGCCTACACCCGCTACATGGGGCAAACCGGCCCAACGGGCGGCGGCAACTACCTGAGCGAGACTCGCGCCCTCATCGAGGAGAAGTACGCCGGCGACGGCGAGCAGCAGCGGCTCATGCGCGCCCAGGCCTTCGGCAACCACACCGGCCTGAACATGAACCAGGCCATGGCCATGCTGTCGCTGCAGCCCAACGAGATGGGTGAGCTGCAGAAGGTGCTTGGCAACAAAACGCTGAGCCTGAACGCATCCGGCATAAACAACGCCGCCATGGCGTTGAACGGCACCGACGAGGACCGTGCCAGCATTCGGGCGGGCCTGCTCAAGCGCGACGATCTCACAAAGGATGATCGCACCACCCTGGAGCGCCTCGGGTCCCAGAACCCCGAGGAGCAAAAGCGCACGCTGGCGGTGCTGTCTGCACAGTACGAGCAGGAGCGCACCCAAGGCTCCGACATCCGCGACAGCCGCGCGGCCCTCGACAACATCAAGGTCAAGGTGGCCGACTACATGGTTCCGGCGCTGCAGGACATGCGCAAGGCCCTGCTCTACATGGCTGGCGGCAACGGCAAGAAGACGCCTGGCGAGATGATGAAGGAGTTCGAGGCCGGTGAAAAAAAGGACAGGATCAACAGCATCAACGAGCAGTTCGACAACAAGGCATCCGGACTGAAAGCCGAGCGCGACAAGCTGATCGATCAGAAACGAGGCCTGCGCAAACAGCTCATGTCGGGATCCATCAACCGAGATGAGTACGACAAGCAGGTGGCGGCGATCGATGCGCGCCTGGAGGGCGTTGGCGGCGACCTGAAAGCCGTGGAGGCCGATCGCAAAGCTGCGATCGATGCCGATGGTCGGCCCGCGGCAGCGCCTGGCGGCAACCCTGCCGCAAGTGGGTCGACAGGTTCCGCCGGAGTATCTGGGCGGCGCAGCGGTGGCGCAGCCACTGGCGACCCAGGGAACCCGGGCACCTCGAACGGTGCCATGAAGCATTTCATGGACAAGGGCTGGACGCGCGAGCAGGCCGCCGGCATCGTCGCCAATCTCAACAAGGAGAGCAACCTGCGTCCCGGCGCCGTGGGAGACGGTGGCAAGGCCTACGGTATCGCGCAGTGGCACCCTGACCGGCAGGCCGAATTTGAGAAAAAGTACGGCAAGAGCATCCGCGGTTCCAGCGTGGCTGAGCAGCTGGATTTTGTTCACTACGAGATGACGGAAGGCAAGGAGAAGGCCGCGGGAGATCGCCTAAAGCGAGCCCAGACCGCATCCGAGGCCGGCTCTATCGTGAGCAAGTATTACGAGCGCCCGCTCGCGCGCGAGGCCGAAGCTGCAGAGCGCGGCGCGGCCGCCGAGCACCTGTACCGCACCCCGATGCCGCAGCAGGCTGTGGCGGCCGGAGCCGGCCCGGGCCGAGGGTCTGCAGAGGCCTACAATCAGCTGCGCGTGACCGCTGACCCCATCATCGTGCAGCACCAGGGGCCTAACGGCCAACAGGTTCGACCAGATCAGACCATCAACACCCGCGTCAGCGCTCCCAGCCCGGTGAGCGGCGGCGCAACCGGTTCATACTGATGACACATGCAATCGACGCCAAGCCAGAGGTGGACATCTGGCTATTCAAGACCATCAGCCGCTCGACGCTGGATGGCAACTGGGCAGTGTCCAGCCGCTACCAAGGCAAGGATGAGTACATCGACCTCACGCCGTTCCTGAATGACGGATCGTCGGTGCGCACCAGCAAGTCGGTGCGCGAGCCGGCTGGCGGGTTCAACATCACTTTCGCCGACAAGGCGCAGGCATCCTGGGGCTACGGCGAGCTGGAGACGGTATACGGACTGATCGAGCCCATGGATGTGATCGAGATTCGCATGTGGGGCGGCATGGGCCCGCGCCCGCTGCTGCTGCCGATCGTTATGCGCGGCATCGTTTCCCAGATCACGCGATCCGAGGCGCTGGGCGAGGACGGGCGCCCGGTGCGCATCGTCTCTGTCAGCGGCCAGGATTACGGCAAGGCCTGGCAGACCTACCAGGTGCTCTACATGCCGGCCTACGCGGCGGGTAAGGCCTTGCTGACCAACTTCTCGCTGTGGGAGCTGTTCGGGATCCAGGCGACGAACACAATGCGGGCCTCCGAGTTCGCGAAGGAGATGGTCGAGAAGGTGGTGAATCCCTATCTCGACGGTCTTTTCCCACCGAACTTTGCACTGCCGCGCCAGATCACGGTCGGCGACGGTGTTTCAGTGGCCCACGGCGTTGTGAGCAACAACTACCAGAACGCGCAAGGATCGGTCTACGAGGTCATGCGCACCTACGGCGATGTCGGCATCTGGAACGAGCTCTACACCGAGGACCGCGAGGACGGCGTGCACCTCGTGTATCGGCCCATTCCAGCCTACCTGCTGTCCACGCCAGACGGGCGGGAGTCCGCAAAGATACAGGATGACGCGCCAACGCCCGGCGTGTCGCTGATCAAGGACTACGGCATCAAATCCATGACTGTGAGCCGGTCCGATGCCAACGTGGCCAATTTCTTCTGGGTCAACAACAGCAAGTTCGACCTGATCGACGACATCGTCCGCAAGCTCTATGGCCTGCAGGACGGCACCGTGTCGATCAAGGACTACCCAAACGCAGCCGAGCAGTTCTACGGCACCAGGCCAATGTACGCCGAGACCCAGCAGGGCGAAGACAGCATCACGAACATGGCTGGCGGCCAGCGCGAGGCCGAGCACAATGCTCGATCCGATCTGCAAATGTCGTGGCTCGATAAGCGGCGCAAGATCATGGCCGAGATGAACAAGGACAACGTGCTCTACGAGCGCGGCACCGCCGTGGTGAAGGGCGGGCCAGTTCGCGTCGACGGCGAGAATGACTTGCTCAAGGCCGGCGACTACGCCCTGTTTATCCGCGGGACAATGAAGTATCTGGCCTACGTTTACCAGGTGGACCACGAGTTCATCCCGTTCAGGTCGTACACTACCACCCTCAATTTTGATCGCGGCGAGGGCTTTGCGACCCGGACATCCCTCGAAGGATCGCCGTGGCTCGCCGAGCAATCGCGCCGCGCCGATGACAACCTGGGGGTGCTCTGATGTTCCGCAAAGCTATCGTGGTGGCGTGTCACCCCGAGGACAACTCGGTCGACCTGGTCATGTGCGACGACGGCGCCAGGCTGTCAGGTGTGCCGGTCATGGCGCACAGCGCGAGCGCGCGCAGCGGTAGCGTGGACATGCCCGAGATGCCGAGCAAGACCGGTGAGGACAAGTGGAACATCACCAAGCGCCACGGCCAGGACATGGAGGCGCTGGTGGCCGTTATGGGGCGGGGCAACCCCATCGTGGTGGGGTTCCTCTACCCGCAGATCAGCCAAATGACCTTCAAGGACGCCAAGCGCAAATTCTCGCGCCACCAGTCCGATGTCTACCACACGATCGACGGCAACGGGAACATGGAGCTGTACCACCCGAGCGGGGCCTACGTGCGCATCGCCGAGAGCCTGGACCATGAGGATCTGGAGAAGAAAAACTTCGACGAGAACCTGTCGCTCGACCGCAACAAGGACAAGAAGGTCGGCATGCGCGTGTCCCTGGGCGGCGTCAAGATCGACATCAAGGACGGCGTGGTGACGATCGACGCAAAGAAGGTTGTCGTTCCCAATGGAGACGTTTTGGCTGGCAGCGTCAGCTTGAAAGACCACATCCATACAGGCGTTCGCTCTGGACCCAATGTTTCCGGCCCGCCTGTTGGTGGAGGCTCTGGCGGGGAAGGTGGCGTTTCCTCAAAGGGATCTCAGGCGAATGGCACCGTTGGAAACGGTGTTCCGGTAGATGCTGGTGGCGCTTACAAACTAGCGGTTTACACGAGAAAGAAATACAACGAGCCGCTTAATCTTACCGGGGTGCCAGCGGTTAATGCAGTAGACTATTTTGAGAAGATTCCAGCAAATAACGCGCAAATCAGCGAGCAAACATACTATGAGCGCGTGAGGCCTGCAATGGAATATGGACAGGAGAGGATCGTTTCTCAGCTGGATACGGCAACGAATGAATGGACGGACGATTTATTCAGTGTCGCTCAGCCATACGGTGTTTTCAATTTAGCATTACCACAGGGTGTAGCTGAATTCGTCACCGAGGGTCCTTTTCAGGTTTTTAGATCTGATAGTACAGGTGCTTTATATGCAAAGCATTTCAGTCACGCATTCAGGGTGAATAATGTCTTCGGCAGCATATTTGTTGGTGTAAAAGATGTCTTTTGGAAGCTGACGCCGCAGGAATTCGCCGAGGGCGGGATTGTCGCGTCGTGATGCCATGATGCTGGCATGTATAGCCCTGGACCTGCGCCGACCGACCAGCGCGCCGGCATCCGGCCCATCGTTTTCGTGCTTGACGATGGCCAGCTGCTGCAGGCGGTAACGCTCCCCATTCGACCGGAAGACCTCAACCGGATCGAGGGCGCGCGCGTGACTGTGCATCAGACCCTTGGGCGCGAGGTTTCCGGCTGGGTGGACAACTTCGGCGCCGCGCTGCCGTCGTGCACCATCTCCGGTAACACCGGCTGGCGCTTCGCGGCCGGCATCAACCTGGACGGCTTCGGCTCTTTCGAGGAGCTGAACAACCTGGTGGTGCACAAGTACCACGAGGCCAAGCAGGCGGCGATCGACGCCGGCCGCGACCCGGCCATGGTGAAGCTGCTTTTTGTGGACGTTCTGGACCATTTTGCGTGGTCCGTGGTGCCAACGCAGTTCGTGCTGCGCCGCTCCAAGTCGCGGCCGTTGCTGTTCCAGTACAACATCACGTTGCAGGCGGTATCCACCACGGTGGATATCCCCAACGTGGACATTCCCAACTACGGGAACAACGGCGTTGGCCTGACGGCGCTTTCTGATGCCACCGACACCATCAATGAGGAAGCCGACGACTTCGGCATGGGGTCTGGCTTCGGCGACTTCCTGGACACCGTCACCGGTGTGTTCGATGCCGCGGCGGCCGCCATTGCAGACATCTCGAACCTGGGCGCCGCCTACGTCAACCAGCTGCTGACGTTGGCAGGCGACCTGGCGAGCGTCGGTCTGAGCGTTTTCCGCACCGTCACCGCCGCGCTGAACCTCCCGCTCGATCTCAAGGCCAAGGCCGCTCGGATCGCTTCTGCGTTCAACACAGTGGCGTGCATCTTCCAGAACGCGCTGCGGCCGCGCAAGCCCTATGAGGAATACTCGGCCTTGTACGGGTCCTCGAACTGCTCCAGCACCACTGGTGGCAGCCCGGCCAGCGTCTTTGCCGGGCAGGGTGTTTTCGGCCTGATGCAGACCGGCGCATCGGCGTTCAACGTCACCAGTGACGCCCTGAATGCCATCAAGTCCATCAAGCAGGCAGACCCAGTTCTTGCTCCGCTTTCCATTTCTGAGATCGACCGCAACCTGTCGGAAATCGTCGCGGGGGTGACCCTGTGACCGCATTTTCCAAGGAGATGCCCAGCTACCGGATCGCCGCCACCGAGCACGGCGACACCATCAAGCTGGTGGCCGCACGCGAGCTGGGCGATGCCAACCGTTGGCCTGAGCTGGTGTGGCTCAACACCCTGGTGTGGCCGTATATCACCGATGACCCTGCCCGCGCAGGAGCTGGGGTGCTGCTGTCCGGTCAATTCATCAAGGTTCCAGCGCCAGCTGGCGTGCTGTCGGAGAGGGCAGAGACCGGGCAGGTTTTTGAGCGCGACGTGAAGATGACCAACCGCATGCTCGAAGCCGATGAGGGCGGCGACTTCCTTGTGGTGTCCGGCTCCAAGAACCTCGTGCAGCAGCTGCAGCATCGCATCACCACGCCGCGCGGTCAGGCCATGCGTCACCCGACCTATGGATCCATGCTGTACCGCCTGATCGGCCGGGTGAATGGCCCGGCCGCTGGTCTGCTGGGCTCCGAGTACACCAAGTCCGCGGTGCTGTCCGATTACCGCATCCGGTCCGTTGAATCCGCCCAGGCTGCGACCACCGGGGACCAGATCGCAGTGACCGCTCGCGCTGTCACCATCGCCGGTGGCGTGGTGGACCTCACTATCGAGTAACCCATGCCATTCCAAATCAAGAATTTCGTTTCGATCGTTGCCGCCGAGATCAACGTCGCGCGCAGCATCACCGACAAAATCACCGACTTTCAGCCGGGATCCGTCGCGCGAACCCTCATGGAAGCTCCGGCCGCGGAGATGGAGGAGCTTTACCTGCAGATGCTGCAGGGGCTGCTTGAGGCGATTCCCGAGGCCACGTATCGATCGTTCGGCTTTGACCGCCTCCAGCCCGCGCGAGCCTACGGCTTTGTGAGCCTATCGCTGTCGCCGGCGCCCGTTGAGAACATCACAATACCGCTGGGCACGTCATTTTCGACAACGGATGGCCGGACCTACACATCCACCCAGGCGCTGATCTGGGCCGCAGGTGAGCCCGTCATTCGGGTTCCAGTGCAGTCCAGCGTGATCGGCGCTGTTGGCAACGTGGCGGCCGGAGCCATCAACGATACTAACCTGACCGGCGGCGCGTTCGTCATCAGCAACTCGGCCATCACCAGCGGCCGAGACCTGGAGACCGACGACGAGCGCCGCGCCCGGTTCGCAGCCTTCGTTCGCTCGCTGTCGCGCGGCACCATGGAGGCTTGCCGCTATGCGGTGTCCATGGCCACCACACTGGACGCCGACGGTAACGTGGCCCAGTACGTGACCCGCATCGGCGAGGTTGAAAATCCAGGATACGTGCGCTTCTGGCTCTACAGCAGCAACGGCGTGCCATCTTCCGATCTGGTGGCCACGGCGCAGCGCCTGCTGGACGGCTACCGCACCGATGCCGGCGTCATCGTGCCGGGGTTCCGCCCTGCCGGCGTGCGGGTCGAGGCCCTACCCATGGTGGAGCGGGCAATCCCGCTGTCCATTCGGGTCTCGATGTTCAGCGGCTACGAGCTGACCACCACGGTGCAGCAGTCGATCTCCGACATCTTCTCGACCACCATCCGGGCCATCCCAGCTGGCACCACGCTGTTCCTGAAAACGCTGGTCGAAAACCTGCTGGCCGTTGATGGCGTCCGCTCCATCGTGCCCGACAGCAACGAGAACATCGCCTGCGCGCCCAGTGAGGCCCTGGTGCCAGGCCTGCTCACCATCCAGCCGCTATGACCGCAACCACGCTCCAGCGCATGCTGGAATACCCCCACCGCGCGGTCTTCGAGAAGGGCCCCGCGGACGAGCTCGTGTTCCGCCTGCAGCATGCCGATACCGCGACCTGGGAGATCGCCGAGGGCGTGATGACGGCCCGCGCAGGCTCCTTGACGCGAACCTACGATCTGGCGGCCGTGACGGTGTCAGGACTGATCGCGGCGCTGCGTGCCGACGGCTTCACGGTGCAGCACACGTCGTCGCGCTTCGACACCTACTCGGCCCTTGTGCTGGTGGAGGGCAGGGGACGCCAGGACGAAAGCAACGGCGACCACGTGACAGCCTTCACTTCGCTGATGTGGGCGCTGTTCACGGCCTACGCGCGCCAGATCAGCGCCGCCAGCGAGCAGATCCGCCAGGCGCTGCTGCAAATGGTGATCGGCACCGCCGAGGGTGAGTGGCTGGATCTGTGGGGCTCCCTTTATTCGGTGCAGCGCCTGCCGGGCGAGACCGATGTCTCCTACCGCTCGCGGATCCCGCGCGAGGCTTTCCGGCTGCGCGTCAACGCCCTGGCGATCGAGCAGGCAATCAAGGACGCAACCGGCTTCGATGTCCGGATCTCCGAGCCCTGGACCGAGATTTTCACGCTTGACGACTCCGTGCTGTCCGGCCCCCACAAGCTCTACGATGGATCCCGTGTCGGCTACCACCTGATTGAGCCCGTGGTGGATGGCGTCATCGACTGGGACGCCGTGCTGGCCGTCATCACCCGCAACCGCGCGGCGGGCATCCAAGTGCTGGGGCCGAAGATGACCTACGGCTCGGTGCTGGTGGTGGGCGGCGACTACACCGTGCACGCCGGCATCGAGGTGAACGTCGTCAACAGCAGCCGTCTCGAAGACATAGCGCTGCTCGATTACGGTGCCCTGGAGGATGTCTCTGTCCTGAATCACACGAGCCTGCAGCTGCAGGAGATCGTGCGCACATCGGCGTCCTATGCAGAGCCACAGCCCTGGGGCGACTTCACATGGGGTGACGGTGGCACGTGGGCAAACACGCTGTACGTGGTCACCAGCGCATACAGCCAGGACTACCAGGTGTTTTTCTCGAACGCCGCCTACGAGGGGCAGTTCTGGGGAGCGCTCGATCGCGCCTGGTCCAGCGACCCGGATGAAACCTGGGCCACCTACAACGCCATCGTCACCTCTGGCTACTTCGATCAGTCGTGACCGTACCATTCTGAAAAGGTCATTCCACCATGCCAATTCTCACCAAGTCCGGGCGAGTCGTTATCGCCGAGTCCATTGCCCAGCGCCCAGTGCATGTTGCCTGGGGGCTAGGCGATGGTGCGTGGCTGACGCCACCATCTGAGAACCCCAACGCGCTCACGCTGATGAACGAGATCGGCCGCCGCACCGCGAACACGGTGGGCTACGTGGTCGCTGACCCCGATGGGGAAATCGTCCTGCCGAGCGGTCGTTTCACCATCTCGCCAACTCCGACAAACGCGCTGCTGGTCGAGGTCACATTCGACTTTGCTGACGCCTCCAGCTCGGTGATCCGCGAGTTCGCGGTGTTTGTGGGCACCGAGACCGACCCCGGGCTGCCTGCGGGTCAGCGCTATTTCACGCCCGCTCAGGTAACGGCGCCCGGCCGAATTCTGCACCTCGAAAACTCGCCGCCGATCTACCGGTCACCGGAAATTCGCCCCGGCTTCAAGATCGTCGTCGTTTTCTAAGGCGCTGCACAAATGTCTATCACCCCGCCAGACCAGTATTACGAGCGCTTCGATCCTTCCAAGGAATACGAGGAGCATATGTTCATTGCAGGCCGCGGCCTGCAGTCCGCCGAGCTGGTGGAGATCCAGAAGCACGCCGCCAAGCGCCTGCGCGACGTCGCTGATGTGCTGTTCAAGGATGGCGATATCGTCCGCGACGCATCCTGCCAGGTGAACCCCGACACCGGCGTGACCACCTGCCAGTCTGGCGCCATCTACCTGCGCGGCGCCGTGCGCGGCATCCCTCCGGAAACTTTCACCGTTCCGATCGTCGGCACCCTGGCCATCGGCGTGCGCCTCACCGAGAGCGTGGTCACGGCGCTGGAGGACCCGACGCTGCGCGACCCAGCCACCGGCACCCGCAACTACGACCAGGAAGGCGCCGCGCGCCTCAAGGTGCACGCGGAGTGGGGCTGGGATGGCGACGGCGGCACCGGCGAGTTCTTCCCCGTCTACGGCGTGACCGACGGCATCCTGGATGCCAAGGAGCCGCCCCCGAACCTGGACGCCATCAATCAGGCCCTTGCTGGCTACGACCGTGACAGCGCTGGCGGCAGCTACGTGGTGCGCGGCCTGCAGGTCACCCGGCTCGCTGATCGTCTGGACGGCTATCAGGTTTTCAGCGTGACCGACGGCCGGGCCCGCGTGAACGGCTTTGCTGTGCAGATACCGACAGCCCGCCGCCTGGCCCGCAATGCCACACCCATCCTGCGCTTCATCGACTCCGAGCCGCGCACGTCAGCCACGATTGGCGCCCAGCGCATCAATGTGGACCGCTCGCCGATCGCCAACATCACGCAGGTGCGCATCACGGCACAGAAGACCGTGACGCTGAACCACGGCACGGTCACTGGCGCCCAAGATCCTCTGCCCGACACCTCGGTGATCGCCATTGTCTCGGTCTCCCAAGGGGCGACAACCTATACGGCGGGCACCGACTACAACCTGACATCGGGCAAGGTCGATTGGTCGCCATCTGGCGCTGAGCCGGCGCCCGGCTCGTCGTACACGGTCACCTACCAGTACATCACGGCCGTGACCCCCACGGCGGTGGATGACACCGGATTCACGGTCACTGGCGCCGTGGTCGGCAGCCTGATCCTGACCAGCTACAACGTGAAGCTGCCGCGCATCGACCGCCTTTGCCTGACCGATTCCGGACAGTTCGTCTGGGTGGAGGGGGTCTCGACCGACTACGACCCGGTCCGGCCAGCCATCCCCAACAACCTGCTGCCGCTGGCCCAGGTGGTGCAGTTCTGGAACGACTCGTCCTACGTGATCAACGACGGCACCCGCGTGGTGCCCATGCAGGACATCGAGGGCATCAACAACCGCCTCGACAACCTGGTGCTGATCGTAGCCCAGCAGAACCTGACGGCGGACGCCAAGACGCGCGACGCCACGGCGAAGAAGGGCCTCTTTGTTGACCCGTTCCTTGGCGACGAACAGCGCGACCAGGGCCTGGCGCAGACCGCTGCCATCGTTGGTGGCGAGCTCGTCCTGCCGATCAACGGCTCAGTGATCCCTCCAGCGAACGACGTTACGACGGCGACCACCTGCGCTTACGCGGTGCAGGAGGCGCTGTCACAGGAGTTCCGCACGGGCTCCATGAAGATCAACCCCTTCATGTCGTTCGACGTGCTGCCCGCCCAGGTAAGCCTGACGCCGGCCATTGATCGCTGGACGGACACAGTGGTGTCTTGGACCAGCCCACTGACCGAGCGCTTCACCAATGGCTGGGGCAACGTCTCCGTCACCCAGCAAAACACCGTGGTGCGCTCCGAGGTGTCCACTCGCACGCTGGAAAACCTGCGCCAGATCGACGTGGTGTTCCGCCTGGAAGGCTTTGGCCCCGGCGAGGTGCTGTCGTCGGTTCTGTTTGACGGCCTTGCTGTGACGCCCGTAGCGGTCTGATTTTTGGAGCATCAATGACAATCGCAGCAAATTCTTTGGGTGTCGTCACCGGGAAGTTCACCATCCCGGCCGACGTCCCTGCAGGCATCAAGAACGTGTCGTTCGCCGGCGCCGGCGGCTCTACCGGCCAAGCCAGTTTCTTCGGCCAGGGCACGCGCGTCGATGACGTGCGCACCATGGTGACGCAGATCACCACGACTTTCTGGCAGGCGAACGTTGACCCGATCGCCCAGACCTTCACACTGACCCAGGCGATCGACGCCGACTCCGTGGACCTGTGGTTCGTCGCCAAGGGCACCACGCCCGTGTCGGTGCAGATCCGCGAGACGCAGGTTGGCTTTCCCACGCGCGTGGTGCTGGCCGAGGGCCGGCTGAAGCCCGCAGACATCACGGTGAATGGCTGGACTCGGTTCAACCTGCGAGCTCCGGTGCGGCTGGAGCCGGGTGTCGAGTACGCCATCGTCGCGCTGTGCAACGACGCGGTGTCAGAGCTGGCCACCGCCGAGCTGGGTAAGTACGACACCACCGCGCAGCGCTGGATCACCAGTCAGCCCTACACGGTGGGCGTGCTGCTGTCGTCATCCAACGCCAGCACCTGGACCGCGTACCAGGACCGCGATCTGGCTTTCCGCCTGAACCGCCGCAAGTACACCGAGGCAGAGCGCCTGGTGGACCTCGGCAACGTCTCGCTGACGGCAGCCACCGATCTGCTGGTGCTGACCACCATCGACTCGCCCAAGTCCACGGCCACCGGTGACCTGGAGGTCACGCTTCCGGACGGCACCGTTGTGCGCTCCGGCGACAACCAGCGGATCTCGCTGCCAACCGCCACCACCGGCACTGTCAACGTGAAAGCCCGCCTGCGGTCCGACGACGACGCCTCGGCGGCCATCTACCCTGGCACGCAGATCGTTGCTGGCGCCGTGAGCCTGTCGGCCCCCTACATCAGCCGCGCCATCGACGCCGATGCGGCCGGCGCCAACGTCAAGGTGCTGATCGACGCCATCATTCCCAGCGGTGCTGGTGTGCTGGTCGAGGTGTCAGGCGTGGACGCTGGTGACAGCTGGCTCTCAATGACCGACGGCGGCCTGCCACCGAAGCTGCTGAATGGCGACCTGGGCCTCTACGAGTACCAGTTCACGCGCACCGCTGTCATGGAGGCCCGCGTCCGCGTGCGGCTGACGCTCACCGGCGCTGTAGCGGCGCGCCCGCATATTCGCAACCTGCGCGTGATCGTGACCTGATGATTGAGGCCCTATGCAAAACGACGTAACCGAACACCTGCTGATCCCGCTACCGTACCAGGACAACACGCTCCTGCAGGACGTGTCGCGCCTGCGGGATGCGCTGTCAGCCATTGACCTGGCTCTCCACCAGCGCGTGGGCATGACCGAGGTGAATGCGGCAATTGCCGCCCTGGTGAACGGCGCTCCAGGGGCCCTCGATCAGCTCAATGAGCTGGCGGCGGCGATGGGCAACGATGCCAATTTCGCAGCCACGGTCACCAACGCACTGGCCGGCAAGCTGTCCAACGCCCCGGCCACCGCGACAACGCTAGGTGGCATCAAAGTGGGCGGCGGCCTCGCTGTTACTGGCGACGGCACGCTGTCGATCGCTGGATCTGGCAACAACCAGACGTTTGACATCGTGTTGCTGATCCCGGGCACCAACGGGCAGACCGTGTTCACCCCGGTGGGCGGCTACGTCGCCGGCCGCATCGATCTGTACCTGAACGGCGTCCTGCTGGTAGACGGTGGCGACGACTACATTGCCACCAATGGCACCAATATCACGCTCACCACGGGTGTGAACACCACGGACCTGCTGGTCCTGCGCCGGTGGTCTGTTTTCCAGGTAGCAAACGCTGTCAGCAAGGCTGGCGACACGATGACCGGAGCCTTCAACGAGGCGCCGCCGGTCAGCGCACCCAGCGCCGCCACGCTGGACATCGGCGCCATCGGCTCGAACAACATCACGGTCACCGGCACCACGGCGCTTACCGCCCTTGGCACCTATGCAGCCGGCGCCAAGCGCACGCTGACCTTCGCGGCGGCCCTGGTGCTCACGCACAATGCAGCCAGTCTGATCTTGCCTGGCGGCGCCAACATCACCACGGCCGCCGGCGACGTGGCCGAGTTCGTGTCCCTTGGCGGCGGGAACTGGCGCTGCATCCGCTACCTGCGCGCGGACGGCACCGCTGTGTCCGGCGTGACGCAACAATACGCCGATACCGGCACGGCGCTGTACTCGCCGACCTGGCACTTCATGCTCAACCAATAAGGGGGAAAAATGCCCAACGGACTCGCCGGGATCACCGGCAATGTGAGCGGCTTTGATCTGGCCGCCGCCACCGACACGCTGGTCTACACCTGCCCGGCAGGGAAGCGGGCGAGCATCACCGTCAGCTTCGCAAACCGCGGCGCTTCGGCAGCCAAGGTGCGCCTGGCGCGTGGTGTGGGCGGCAGCCCGGCCGCCATCGACTACGTCGAGTACGACGCTGGTGTGGCTGTCGGCACGCCGCTGATCCGCAGCGGCCTGTCGCTCTCTGCTGGCGACAAGCTGTGGGTTCGTAGTGACGTGGTGAGCGTCACCGCGCAAATCGACGGCGTGGAGGCTTAATCATGGGACGTTCTTCTGCTCAGGCCTCGCCGTCGTCCGGCAAGCGGGTTCTCATCTTCCGCAAGGTTGTCCTGTCCAGCGAGGTTGTTGCAGCTCCGGCTGGTTACTACGACATCCTCGCAATCGGAAACGGCGGCTCTGGCGCGCGATGCACGACACCCAACGGGCGGGCGACCGGCGGTGGAGGCCCCGCGTGGGCCCGAGACTGGGGAAAGTTCGACGCGCCGACGAACGTCACTGTGACGATCGGCGCCCGTTCGCCAGGATTGGCCACCGCTTCAGGTAACAGCAACGGCGTTGATGGTGGCACGACTTCCGTGACCGGAATCGCGGACCCGATCAACCTCACGGGCGGCAAGGGTGGGTTGTTCAGTGCATCCCAAGTGGCCGTAAACGGTGGCGACGGCGGCACTGCGACCGGCGGCAAAATCCGCGCCAACGGAGGCCGCGGCGGGAATGTGACAAGCACCAGCGCAGGGGTGAAGGCGACCGGCGGGGGCGCTATCGACCTTTTCTGTCTTGGCGCGAACCGGACGCGAGGCGGCGACATCGGCGGCACGTCAACTGCCGACCAGGCAAGCGGAGGGGCTGGTATCGCAGGACGCGGCGGGGATTGCACCACCAATGCTTTGTCATCTGGCGGCGGGGCCGGCGGGGATGCGCTCGACGCAACGCCAGGCTCTGCAACCATCGGCCCTAACATTCTTGGGGCTCGCTCCGAGACAACCGCATCGCCGGCAGACGCATTAATCCTCGATCTGCTGCTGAGTTACCCGGGCCTGAACCCTTCTGGGGGCGGTGGCTCTACGGCCATCCCGCCGCCAGGAGGTGGCTCGAACGGAGCGAGTGGGAGCAATTTCTCTGCCCCCTTGGGCGCGACGGGTGCCGCTGTTGGGACTACATCATTGGTTGTCGCCGAATCTTCGCGCGGCGGCGGAACTGGAGGCGGCGCAACAAGCAACGGCTCTTTGGTGGGTATTAGTCCAGCTGGCGCAGCCATGGTGGTAATCAGCGTCTACGCGGAGGTGACGTGATCCGCGAGACACTGAAGGCGCTCCAGCGCTGCGGGCTGGCCGCAATCCTCACCATCCTGCTGCCGCTCTGTTTCGGCACAGCTGCCGCCCAGGAGGTGCAGAACGTCCACCCGCTGCAGGGCGTCACGTTCAAACGCCAGTCGCTGGGCAGCGGCACCTACAACGCCTGGCGGGTCGACCAGTACAGCTACGGCAGCGCGGTGCTCCCGGCCTGGCCCGGGCCCGTTGCGGGGCGCGGCTACGTCGCCCACGTCATGGGCACCCCGCGTGCGCCAGGCACATCCGTGATGTGGGGCACGTGGACGTTCATGTCGCGCGGGCTTTTCACGAGCGCGCCAGGAGCGCATGTCGGGTTCGTGATGCGGGGCCTGACCACCGGGCTCTCCAACGTCGGCATGGGTTTCGTGGTCGGCGGCTTGAGCGGCTTCTCGTCGTCTGATGGCGGCGCATGCGCGGCAGGCGCCCGCAGCCAGCCGGAGACGTGGCACGAGTTGTCGGACGGCACCGCCGGAAACCGCCTGATCGGCGGCAGCCAGTGTGGCCCCCTGATGCACGACTGGCGGCCCTACAACGTCACCCTGCATGCGGCGGCCGACGGCTACTCCTACTCGATCACGGACGCCACCACCGGGGTGCAGGTTTTCAGCACCTACGTGTCGAACGCGGGCAGCCCGTCAGCGTCCAAGATCGCGCTGGCATCAGGCTGGACGGCAGGCATCGTTTTTGCGGACGTGCCCGGCGCGAGCTGGGAGTTCGAGGTTTCCAACATTGCATTGGGCTGGTTCTGAACTGAACGGCCGCAGGGAGGTGTATGAGTTTTGCCCGAAAAATTGCTTCAATTCTCACGTCGGCCGGTGCGCTTGACCCCAGCGTGGGCGGCGCGCCCGCTGGCGTGGTGCTGCCCTTCGCTGGCACGGCTGAGCCTTCCGGCTGGCTGTTCTGCTACGGCCAGGCGGTAAGCCGCACGACCTACGCGGCGCTGTTCGCCGCCCTCGGCACGGCCTACGGCGCCGGCGATGGCAGCACGACCTTCAACCTGCCTGACTGCCGCGAGCGCATCCTGGCAGGCAAGGGCGACATGGGCGGCTCCAGCGCGTCGAACCGCTTGCAGCGCTCCAAGACGGTCAACTTCACCAGCGGCAACGCCGTCATCAGCGGCATCGCCAGCACAAGCAACCTGCACGCAGGCATGCTGGCCTTCCACGCAAGCATCCCGGCGGGAACGACCATCCTGTCGATCGACAGCGTAAGTCAGCTGACGCTGAGTGCCGCGCCGACCGCGAACGGTACCAGTCAGGTGATCCGCTTTGGCGTGCTCGACGTGAACACGCTCGGCTCCAGCGGCGGTGCGGCACAGGTTGCGCTGGCTGCGGCCGAAATGCCTGCGCACACCCACACCGGCGTTACTGCCAGCGCTGGCGCCCACACGCACACCGGCGGCGCCTCGCCGAGCCTGCAGGGCACAACCGAAAACAGCGCCGGCGCAACCGCCAGCGGCACGACCGGCAGCGCTGGCGCCCACACCCACACGCTGACCATCGACAGCGCCGGTGGTGGCAATGCGCACAACAACGTGCAGCCCACCATGGTGATCAACTACATCATCAAGACGTAGGACGAGGCCATGTCGTGACGTGAGAATCCAGCCACCGAGGCCAACTCTCACGGACACGACCATGGAAGCTCTCATTGCCCAGCTCCGCGCCATCGCGGAGTTTTTTCAAGCCTCGCGCCTCGGCGCGCTCGCCGACAAGTCGGCCTGGCTGCTCATGGCCCCGGCCTTCGCTGCGCTCTACGTGATCGACCCTGCCATGGCCACCACGCTGGCCCAATGGACAGTCTTCGGCGTGGTGCTCGCCGGCGCTGCGGTCATCATCAGCCGCATCGTCTTCCCCCAGATCAAGCTGACGGATCTCGTCACCGCGGCCCACGAGGGCGGCAACACAGCGGCTGGCATGATCGTGGCCGCCATCGTGGTGTTCGTCGGCATCGTGATGCTGGCCCTGGTGCTCTGGGCGAAGGCCTAACATGCTGGGCCGGCTCCTCGATCGCCACGGCGCCATCCTCGTGCTGGCTGCGTGGTTCGCGGCATGCTGCGTCATGTCGTGCGTCGGCCCCACGGCCGCTCACGCCCAGGGCCTGCAGGTGCCCGAGCGGGCGCACCAGTACCTGCCCATCCTAGTCGAGCAGCAGCGCGCAATCTGGCCAGACGCCCCCATTCCGTCGTTCCTGGCGGCGCAGGTCGAGCAGGAGTCCTGTATCAGCCTCAAGCACTCGAAGTGCTGGAACCCGAACGTGCAGCTCAAGACCTCGCGCGAGTGGGGTAGGGGGCTGGGCCAGGTCACCACGGCGTACCGCGCCGACGGCAGCGTGCGCTTCGACAAACAGGAGGAGCTGCGCCAGCAGTTCCCGAGCCTGCGCGGCTGGACAACCGACCGCTGGATGGATCCACGGTACCAGCTGACCGCCATCGTGGAGATGGACAAGAGCATCTACGGCCGCGTGCGCGATGCGGCCACGCCGATAGACCGGCTGAGCTTCACCCTGAGTGCCTACAACGGCGGTGAAGCCGGCGTGCTCCAGGACCGGCGCTTATGCGCAAACACCCCTCGCTGCGACAGCCGGCGCTGGGCTGGTCACGTTGAGCTGACCAGTGCCAAGTCGCGAATTCCTCATCCCGGGTACCGCCATTCGTTCTACGCTATAAATCGCGAGTACGTTACAAACGTTATCGGACTCCGGCGGCCCAAATACATAGACTATTTCAAGTGAGGGGCCCTGTGGAGGTTCAATATGTACTGCTCGCCTTCAACGTCGTTCTCGGCATTGCTGGCTTCTTCGGCGGCATGGTCATCAAGGACTTGGCTGCCTCCGTCAAGGAACTGCGAGATGCAGACACCGCGATGCTGAAAAGCCTTTCCAACTACTCCACCAAGGATGAGGTCAAGGAGGTCCGGCAGGAGCAACGTGACACCCTCCGGGAGATGCGCGACGAGCAGCGAGACCTGTTCAACCAGGTGTTCGCCCGGCTCGACAGCGTCAGCCAGCAGCTCGCCCGCAAGGCCGACATGCACGACTACCGGGGTGGTGGGCGATGACGTTCTTCGGTGTGGACATCCGGCTGATCATCACCGTCGCCGTGCTGGTGATGTCCTTCGGCGCCGGCTGGACGGTGCAGGGCTGGCGGCGCGACGCGGCCGACAAGGAGAACATCGAGGCCGCCCAGGAGCTCCAGCGCGAGAACCGCCGCGGGGCGAACACGGCGGCCGCAGGCCATGAGAAGGACCGCGAGGTCATTCGCACGGAGTTCATCACCATCACAGAAACGGTGGAAAAAATTGTTGAAAAGCCTGTTTATCGCAACGTCTGCTTTGATGATGACGGGATGCGGGCACTTCGTGCTGCGATCAGACCCGGATCCACCGCCAGCCAACCTGGCCCAGCCGTGCCCCGATCTGACGGACCCCGCTGACGGCACCGGTGGCGCCATCCTGCGCTGGTCCGTCGGCACGGCCGAGCTGTATCGGACGTGCCAGAGCCGCCACAAGCGCCTCGTCGAGGCCTGGCCCAAGGCCAAGTGATCAGCGGCGGCCCGGGCGGCGCTCAGCGGCCGCAGCGCACGGTGTGCACTTCTTGAACCCGTGGGCGCGGCGCTCGGCTGGCATCTTGGCACCGCACTCGACGCACTCCTTGGGCCCATAGCCCGCGTCGTCGGGCTTGTAGCTGACCACCTCGCGCGGACGGTTGATCATGGCCCAAATCTGGGCTTCGTGTTCTTGTGCTCTGTCTTCGAGGTTCATCGTTCGCTTATAACTTGTTCGCGTGCCAATCGACCTTGGCGCCGTCGAGAACCCAGCCGCGGCCGGCGCGCAGCAGCTGCACGGACCGGATCCACTGGCGCTGGTAGTTCTCGCTGTTGGGCCAGAGCGCTTTTGCCTTGGCCACGAGCTTGGCGTCGGGTTGATTGTCGCGTCGCGACGTCGGTTGTTGGCGCAGAGTTAGAACTGCCGACATTGGTATCTCCTGTGACCGGGGACATCCCCCGCGCATGCCGGGCTGGGCATGCACTGGGGTAGTCGGTCCTACTGATCGAGCTTTGGGCTCCGGACGAAAACGGGGCAGAGGCTGTCGTTTTTGAGGAACGTGCACCAGATCATCGAGCCATCGACGGCGTATTCAGCCGTCTCGATCACTCCCCGAACGGGGTATTGCAGGAAATTGTTGTCGCCACCTTGCAAGACGACTTCCTTGTTTACTCGTACTGACTGGGCCATTTCGCTCTCCTGTTCAACAATTTATGTGTGTAGTTTAATCAAAAAAGATCATTCGCGCACACATTGATCAAAAATACAACGCCCGGGACCTGCCCGGGCGCTGCGATCAGGCCACCAGCACGAGCGGCGGCTTGTCGAACAGGTTTGCCTTGAGCCACGCGTCCCACTTGTCCATGGCCTCGCGCATCTGGGCGAAGTAGTCGGCCCGGTCGTAGTTCTTCGACCCGGTGTCCTGCTTGGCGTGCTGCTGGATCAGGTCGCGGGTGAAGCGGTCGATACCAGCGTCGTGCGTGCGCGACTTCCAGGTGCGGCGCAGGTCGCGCGGCTGGAACGCGGGCACGGGGCACCCCTCGGACTCGCACCAGCGGCGCACGGCGTGCGACACGCTGATGGCCCCAAGGGTGGCCTGCGTGCTGCCGGTGCGCGCGACGAACAGCGGGCCGTCGCCGTGCTGGTCCTTGAGCGCCAGCAGGGTGGGGA